TACAATTCCGTCCAGCGTGCAGCCGAGCTCCTCAAACTTTGCAATGGTCTCGATGAGGCTTGAGAAGGTGGAGCTGATGGTGAATTCCTTTACTCCGAGCTTCCGGCAATCTTCAAGGATCGCTTCGATGTCGTAATCCCAGATGACTTCGGCGAAGTTCGGCAGGTCGTTTCCGGCTTCCTTGCTGTAAAGGTAGGCCTGTCCCAGCGTCCACTGGCATCCGATCTCTTCCCAGCGCATTCCGGGCTTCGCGTTTTCTATGGCTTCGATTGTGTACTTCATGGTGGTTCCTCCTTGTGGTTGTTTTCCCTTTTGGTATGTACATATATCACTCTGAACGCCTGTAATAGCAAGCTATTTATCGAAATATATGTGACAATCCTGCGGGAAGTTTTGAGGCCTAAATTGTGTAGTTTATGCCTCGCCGGTCAGAATGAAATTCACGTATTCTTTCCGGTGATCTTCAAGGTATAAAACCAGCTCGTAGAAGTCTCTCTCATAGGCCAGCCGCTGCACCGTGTTTACATCGAACATATTGGTAAGACCAGTGTCCCGGATAGCAAGGATCTGCTCCTTTACCTTTTCATCCATATCAGTCCACCACCTTCCGCACACGGTCGATGCCGTAGATGACATTCAGACCGGAGCCGTTGTCCCAGTTCACCATGAGGCTGCCGGTATCGTCGACTCCCGTAACGGTTCCCTTGGTGCCGATAGGCGGAGCCTGCACATCGTCCATCTGGAGAAGCTCCACGCGGGTGCCTGCCGGGTAGCGGGAGCGGAGCGCTTCAAGCTGCTCTTTCGTGATCATTCGCATGCTGCCACCTCCTTTTCCGGTGCGCCGTTCTTCCAGCTGGAGTTGCCAGAGAGATTCTTAAGGAGAATCTTGCGCTCTGCTTTATACTCGTTTCCGATGAAGCCAAGTCGCAGGAGGAAGCAGCGGAATGCGTACTTCTCGTTGTCTACTTCCTTCTCGGTGGCGCTGATGCGCTTCAGATCCCTGCTCATCTTGCCAAGGGCTGCAATGAAGTGGGTGTAGGCCTTGACCTCGTCCGGCTCAGGCATCTCAGTAAACCAAGGGAAGCTGACCGTATCCTCTGCGACCTCGATGCCAAGGTCGTCAATGCCGAGTGCCTTTTTGATGAGGCTTTCCTTGGCAGTGAGGAGGTTGGTGAGGTTTCCGACCGCCACCTTGTCGAGCGGGAGGCTGACTGTAAGGCCGGTAGCCTCGTCGGTGCTTTCGACCTCTTCGGTATCCTCCGGTGTGAACCCATCCGCGATCAGGCTGTGGATGATGCGCTCCAGCTTGTCTGCGTCCTCGCAGGTTACGCTGCCTTCCTTGTCGACCGTGATGTCGCCGATCTCGTAAGCGCAGGTTGGCATACGCATGTAGATCGCCTTGTCGCCGGTGAGATTTTCGATGGCTGCGACCAATGCTTTTCTGTCGTTTCCGGTTACGTTGTAATTTGCTTTCATGAGTGTGTTCCTCCTTTGTGAGATTAAGTTTTTTGCTGTGCCTTTCGGCATGTATATACATCACTCTGAAAGCCTTATTTATCAAGCGATTTCCGACATTTTCTGAGGTAGAAAATCGCCAAAGAATCCGGGCAGAAATTGTGTATTATACACTCGCCGTCGGAGAGGTCTCAACTTCCTTTGCCAGAGCGGAATAGAGGAGCTTTTCGCCGTTTCTTATTACATACACATTCTCCTCATCACCGGTATCCTCCACGTAACGGCGAAGGATGACAGAGGCGTATTTCGGATCGAGCTCCATCATGTAGCAGATACGGTTTAACTGCTCACAGGCCATCAGTGTGGAACCGGAGCCGCCGAAGGTGTCAATAACTACAGAATTCTCCTGAGAGGAGTTCTGGATGGGATAGCCCAGAAGATCGAGTGGCTTGCTGGTCGGGTGATCCTTATTGCGCTTTGGCTTATCGTAGTTCCAGATGGTGGTCTGCTTGCGGTCGGAATACCACGGGTGCTTGCCGTTTTGCAAAAAGCCGTAGAGCACAGGCTCGTGCTGCCATTGATAATCGGAGCGACCGAGCACGAGACTGTTCTTTACCCAGATACACACACCGGCGAGGTGGAAACCTGCGTCAATGAATGCCTTTCGGAACGTGAGCCCTTCGGTATCCGCATGGAAGCAGTAAGCGGCTCCGCCTTTTTCGAGGTGGTCAGCCATGTTCTTAAAAGCTGCCAGCAGGAACTTGTAAAATTCCTCGCCCTTGAGAGAGTCGTTCTGGATCGTAAGGCCGTCCGAGGCTTTGAAGGATACGCCGTAGGGCGGATCGGTCAGGACGAGGTTTGCTTTCTTGCCGTTCATGAGCTTTTCCACATCTTCCGGCGAGGTGGCATCGCCGCACATAACTCTATGCCTGCCGACCGTCCAGATGTCGCCGGGCTCCACGAAGGAAGCCTTCTCAAGGGCAGCGGTGAGGTCAAAGTCATCATCGGCAATGTCCTTTTCATTCCCGGTGCCGAGCAGCTTATCCAGTTCACCGGCATCAAAGCCGAGGAGAGATAGGTCAAAGGACTGATCCTGCAGGTCAGATAATTCGACCGACAGCATTTCCTCATCCCAGCCTGCGTTGAGCGCCAGTTGATTGTCCGCAAGGATATATGCACGCTTTTGTGCTTCCGTCAGGTTCTCGGCAAAAACGCAGGGCACGGTTTCATATCCTTCCTCGCGGGCAGCCGTAATGCGACCGTGGCCGACGAGGATGTTATAATCTGCGTCAATGACCGCAGGACTCACAAAGCCGAACTCCCTGAGAGAAGCGCGGAGCTGTGCGATCTGTTCTTTGCTATGTGTCCGGGCATTCCGGGCATAGGGCACCGGCTTATCAATAGGTACCTGTTCCAATTTCTGTGTGTTCATTTACATATTCCTCCTGCTTCGAAGCAGCTGCTCCATCACGCTGTCCTGCGGGCTGCCCTCAAAGGGCTCGGTGCAGTTTTGCTTCACAATGTCGTATATTTCATACCAGAGCAGGTTGGCCTGCTTCTGAAAGTTCATCAAGAGCTGTGTGAATGGGCTCGCAATTGCGGCGCCGGTCGTCGGGTGTTTTCCGAGCATGCCGTATTTGCTGACAGCTTCGGAGCACTGAATGTACCGGGCAAAGGCCTCAGAGTAGCTTTCGAGCAGGCGCTTGTTTACCAGCCTCTCGCAGCCGCGTTCCTTGAGCCACAGCCATGTTTCCTTATAGATTTCATCTGCGCCAAGGGGCTTGCCGTCCTTCTGCAGAGCAGAGAGATAATCGTCCGGACTTGGCATATCCATGCCTTCCAGCTCTACGCCGTCACCGATGTCGTCAACATCGAAGTCGGTCATGTCTTCTGTGAAGTCCGGCAGCTCCATACGCTTTGCAGGTGCGCCTTTCATAATTTTGTCGGCGAGGGCGTCCGGCTTGGAGCCAGCTTTGACACGCCGCCCGCCGCGATAGGTTCCGTCTTTCGCCATGTCGATCACTTCCATTTCTGTGGTGCAGGGTTTAATACCCTGTTTGAATTGCAATTTTTGCGTAAAAGACCCCGCGCCGTTTTCCGGGGAAAAGGGTCGTAGAGATTTTGACCGCCCTACCGGTCGCCGCGCTCGCGGTGAATCTTCTCGTGACACGAACGACAAAGACTCATAAGGTTGGACTCGTCATTCGATCCTCCCTCAGCAAGCGGCACGATGTGGTGGACTTCCTCGACCGCGACGTAGCGTCCTTCCTTTAAGCACTGCTCACAAAGCGGGTGCTTATGAACGTAGCGATCACGGATTCGTTTCCACGCTCTGCCGTAGCGTTTGCCGGGAGAGTAGCCGCGCTGGAACTTCTCGTAGTGCTGTTCCATGACCTTGGCGTGCTCCTCACAATAAACACCGTCCGTTAGGTGTGGGCAGCCGGGATAGCGGCACGGTCGTTGTGGTTTTCTTGGCATAAGCCGTGCCTCCTTTCAGGGCATAAAGAAAGCCCTGCAGGGTGTTCCCGCAAGGCTTGTGTGCTGCGCGTGCAGCTGTTTCTTTATTCTTTTCGCTGATTATATACTATCATAAAGGGCGGGTGGACATCTTAGGACAAAGCAGGACATTTCGGGCGCATTTCAAATGATAATTGGATCATCCGGAAG